TGGTATCACCGCCGTGGTCGGCGCGGTGACCGTCGAACCGATCGGCGCGTTGGTGATCGCCGAAGGTCGTGTTTGTGGCCGGCTGGACCAGTCCACCCCGGCGTAGGTCTCCGCCGGGATCGGGTTGTCGGCCTGGCCATAGGCGGTGCCGGCGCTCGTGAGGAAGCTGGTCACCGCATCGGCGATGCCGGGGCGCACCACCGGGGTCGGCGCGGGTCCGGCCTGCACCCCGCCCGTGGGTGCGAAGGAGCCGACCTTGGGTGGCGTGTAGCCGGGTGCAGGTGCTGGCGGAGGCGGCGGTGCCGGAGCGGCAGCCGGCACCAGGTCCGCGAACGGATTGGCTGCCGCCGCTGGTGGAGGCGGCGGTGCTGGCGGCGGCACCAGGTCGGCGAACGGGTTCGGGTTCGCTGCCGAGACACGCGGTGCCTCAGGGATCAGATCGCCAAAAGGGTTGGTCCCGTCCGGCATTATCCGGGCGGCGGTGTGGCAGAGGCAGTCGGCGCAGGCGGCGGCGGCATGTCAATGCCGAACTGGCTCTTGAGCCGCGCGGCTACCGCTGCCGCGTTGGCACCCGCCGCGATGGCATCCTGCGCGTGCTGGATCAGCGTCGCCGTGTCCGGGTTAGGCGCGGGTGCGGGTGGCTGTGCCGGAGCTGGCGCTGAGGGCGGTGCCGGCTGCACCAGCAGACGCGGCGTCGGGGCCGGCGCCGGGTTGCCGCCCAGGCTGATTGTCGGCGGTTTGTAAGGCACAGCGCCGCCGGGTTGGTAGGCAGGCGCAGGCGGTGCGGGCGGTGCCAGCGCGGTGGTAGCGGGATTACCTGGCGGTGGTCGGGGCGCACCGGCCGGTTGCGCGGTTGTTGTGGTCGTCGGCTGGGGTGTGATCTGCGGATGGCCCTCTGGTGAGGCGGTCACCGGGCGCGGTGCCACTGGCGTGCCGGGGGTCACGGCCGGGCTGGCCATCCAGAGGCTGCGGAAGGTCGGCAGTGCGATGTTAAACCCCTGTTTGCCGGAAGCATCCGCAGTCGGCGTGCCGTAATTCTCCCGCATCACCTGCCAGGCGGCGTCGTCGAAGTTCAGGTTGTTGAGCTGGGCGTACCGCTGCACCTGGGTGCGGAACTCCGGCAGGCGCTGCTCGATCTCCTTCGGCAGCGTGGCGGGGCCGGCAGCGCCAAGGTCGCCCTTCTGGAAGCCCTGCCCGGTGAGCCCCGCCGCCAGGTTGAACTGCCCACGCAGCGCCTGCTCGGCCAGATAGTCCGCGTTTGGCGGCAGGTTCTGCGGCTGCGGCGGTGCGGGTCCAGCAGCCCCTGCCTTCGGCACCGGAGAGAACATGCCGGGGTTGCGACGGATATCGCCCTTGGTAACCCAGCGCGGCGTGGTGTCGTTGGGCGTTATCGCCTCGATCGGTTCGGCGTCCTGCGTCTGCACCTCGGTTGGCGCGGGTGTGTAGAAGGTCCGCTGCTCGGGATGCATGAGGGCGGTTGTGAGGTCGCTCTGGCGACCCAGGATCGGGGTGCCCCCGGGCGTCAGTGAGAATTGCGCGGGCTTATTGGCCGCTGTGTAAGCGTCGGGGCTGAACGGTATGGCGGGGGTCGGGCCCATACCGACCAGATCGCCCTGCCTCGTATAGCTCGTGGTGTTGGTGCCCGGGTCATAAAGCGGCTTGGGATCGTCGGTCCAATGCCGATCATCCTGCAACAGCCGATCACGAGCCGACCTGGCGGCCAACTCGTGTCCGTAGCGCGCGGCACCCGCCGCTGCGTAGCCAGGCCCGGCGGCGATCCGCGAACGGACGTTCTCCTGGCCCTGCACGTAGTGAGTGCCGCCCTCGGTCGCGCCGTAGGCACCGCCCGCACCCCGGAACGCCGCGTCCTTCTGGTCAGGCGTCATGTTCGGGTCATTGACGATACGTGCTCGCCACATATCCGGCAGCACGCGCTGCAGCTCGTGGTTGTCGCCAGCCAGAACCTGAAGCTCGGCCAGCGATCGGCCCTCGGTCAGGCCCCGGCTTACCGCATCGCCCTGCACGTTCTGCCGGTGGATACGGTCGGTGTCGGCCCGGTTCTTAGCAGCCGTTGCAGCGTAGGCTTCGTCCTTCAGCGGGTCACCCGGTTTCCACCAGGAAGCAACATTCTTCGCGGTAGTCCCCGGCGCATACATACCTTGATGAACGGTAGCCATGATCCGCGCCTCTATTCAAAGATGCTGCTGATGGACTTCTTGAAGTCCGCAACGCCCTGCTTACCCGACCCGGCAATACCCAGCGCCGCGTTGCCGATCCCGGTGCCGAGTTGCGTGAGTCCGGTGTCAGGTGGCGTCGTCCAGGGCGTGCTGACCTGACCTTCGATCTGGCCCATCTGCAGTGACCGCTTCGCCTGGGCCTGCAGCAACCCCTGATCGGCGGCGAACAGGTTCGACGTGTCGGTGGTGTAGCCGTTCGCACGGTCGAAGCCGGACAGCTTGGCTAATGCCGCGATGCGCTGCCTGGCATCCGCCATGCGCTCGCTGACCTCGCGATTGGCGTCGGAGGTGAACACCTCGGAGACCTGACCGCCGGTCTGGCCAGGGAGCAAGCCCGCATTGGCACCGGTCTGATTCTGCACCTGCTGGGTGGTCTGGAGTGCCTGCGCCTGGCCCTGATCGATCTGCTCTTGCACCGGGCGGGCGCCCTGCTTCTGCAGCTCCGCCTGCCAGTTCTCCATCGACTGCTTCTCAAAGTCGGCCTGCCGCACCCGCTCGGCGTCGCGCGCCTGCGCCGAGAGCATCTGCTTCTGCTGCTCGGCGGCGTTGCGGTCTTTGACATAGCCCGCTTGCTGCGAGGCGCCATAGGCCGCCGTGCCGGCGGAGAGCGCCAGGCCGGCGACACCGATGGTGACCGGATCACACATGGCTCAGATGCCTCTCACGACGGCTTGATCGAGACGCCTTGGCCCGCCCCGGTGCCGGCGCCAGTGGCCGAGGCAATGCCGGGGAGGCCGTAGTGTTGCAGGATGCTGGCCTGCCGCGCGCCCTGCACGAAGTTGCCGACCCCGGAGCTCAGCCCGGCGAACACGTCGCCCAGCGGCGAATAGGTCACTGGCTCGGCAGCCAGGCTCTGGGTACGCGCCAAAGCGAGGTTGGCGGTGCCACCCGGATCGGCGCTCGCCTGAAGCTGCGACACCAGATTGGCCCGACTGTCCGCCACCTTGCTGCGCAACGCGCTCACCTGGCCTTCGGCCTGGCTGGCGACGGTGGCACTCTGCACCGCGTCGGCCGCGTTCAGCCGTCCGACCTGATCGGCAGCGGCTGAGGACCGGGTGATTCCGGCACGGGCGAGGGCGAATGACATATCGTTGCGCGCCTTGGCGAACTGGTCGGTGAGCTGCGGCGTGTAGTTGTCGATGTAGGCCTGGCGGCGTTCATTGTAGAATCTGTCGTCAAACGCGGGTCCGGTCTTGTCCCACGCTGCCGGCGTGGTGCTGGCAGCAATGGTGGGAATGCTGAACTGACCGGTCTGGGCGTAGACAGCCTTGGTCTTCGCCACCCCTTCCGGCGAGTAGTCCGGGTGCGCCGGGGTGGCAACGCCGGAGCCAGGACGCAGGGTCTCACCCCGATCGAACAGCGCGTCGATCTGGTCGCGGCCCGTGGCGATGCGGGCCTGCCGCGCGGTCTCGTCCGCACGCGCTTGGGCGTCCTGCTGCTTTTGATAGTTCAGCGCCGAGTTGTCGGTGCCGCCTCCGCCGCCGAAACATTTTGGTGCCGCAAACGTCAAATGATCCAGTTGACCGCCAGGACCCCATGTCACGTCGGCCTCCCATCGCTGTGCGCCTGGTTGAACGCCTCGGCATAGTCCGCATACCGCCCGTGCATGTTCCGGCTCACCCGCCAGCCGAACATGAAGAAGTCGGACCCATCGCGGCCAAACTCCCGCATGGTGCCTTCGCACTCAAAGCCCAGCCATTTGAGCCAGGCATGCGCCTCATGGTGATCCTCGTGCGAATAGCACTGCCCGCGCCAGCCGCCGGACTTGACGATCGCCGGGATCAGCGTGCGGATGATGTGGCGCGTGACCGTGAGCTTGACGCTGAACCAGTCGTCAGTGCCCCAGCACCAGACGTTCCACACGCCGGGCCACGCCTCACGCCCGCCCACCACCGCACAGGGTGTGGCGTCGCGCCAGGCAATGTCCACGAACCCCGGCACGGTCATCACGTCGATGGTCAGCGCCTCGGGCGAGGTGAGCCGTCCGGCGAACACCTCACGGCGATCCACCTCGCGCATGCGCGCGGCCACCCAATGCACCGCCAGCATCTCCGCCGGCAGCATCCGCACGCGCGGTAGGAACTGCTTGAACTCGGGGGTGAGCGCGTCCATCAGTCCACGCTCCCTTTAGAATAGTGGAACATCAGGCTGCCGATGCGGGCACGCGCGGCGTCCGAACAGGTGAGCCGCGCGGTGATGTGCGTGCCCTGGTTCTGCAGGCCGAGGTTCTGCAGGCCGAAGGTCGGCCCGGTCACCGTGGCCACCAGCTCCCGCACGTCCGGCTGCGCCGGGTCGGTGCCGACCTCGATCTGCCAGGTGCCCTCCAGCGCCGCGTCCAATCCGTAGTACTGCTTGTTGGTGGCCGGTTCGTTGCCGGCGATCATCGGCGTGATCACCTCGACCGTGCTGGTGTCGTAGCCTTCCCAGTGCCCGGTGCCGTAGATGCGCAGATCGTCGCCCGCGCGCATCGTGACCGCACCGGCCACCTCGACAGGATAGGTCGCGGTAAAGCCCAGGTCATAGCGCGACCACGCGCTGATATGGCTGCTGGCGGCGATCGACAGCACGTAGATGTTCTGATTGGCCACCAGCCAGAACTGCCCGGTGGTCGGCTCGGTGATCCCGGTCACCTCGATCAAACTGTCCGGCACGCCCGCCACAATCGTGCCGACGGTGCCCTTGCGCGCTTCGGTCACCAGCGTGGTCAACACCTCGTCCATCGGCGAGCCGACATCCGAGACGATGGCGGCGTTGGAGCTGTCGCGCGCCTTGAGGCTGCGCACGCCGCTGTCCGTGAGATAAAGCACGTCGCCCGTGGCGTAGCGCGCCAGCGCCTTGGGCGCCACCAGGCCGGTGCCACCCAGCGTGCTGATCAACTGGTTCTGTGCCGGGTCCTCGTCCATCGCCCAGAGCTGGATCGAATTGCGTCCGAACAACGCAAGCTGATCGTAGTAGGCCGCCAGACCGACCAGACTGATCGCCCCCTGATCATGCCCGTCGAGCTGGATGAACCCGGCACCCGTGTTGGAAGGGCCTGGCGTCCACACCGCTGGGTTGTTCAGCATGCTGAAGTAAACGATGTTGCCGGCAACGGCATACATCTTCGACCGATGCGCCATGACAGTCGGGGCGTTGGGCGCATCCGCCACCAGCGCGCCATTGTAGTAATGCTTGAACGTATTGTCGGGCTGCTGCACCACCACGTAGAACTGGTTATCAAACACGTCCACGTCGGAGATGCGCGCGATGTTCGCGCCGACCAGTTGCAGATAGCCAATCTGCACCGCCAGACTGGCGGGACGCGCGGTTGCGCCAAAAGCCCAGATGCTGAGGCCCAGCGAGCCGAGACCGTAAGTGCCACCCAGACCTCCGGCGGGCACCCCCAGCTCAAACCACCGGCGCTTCTCGATCTCGCCGCCCGCGTTGACGTAGGCATTGACCAGCAGGCGCAGGCTCTTGGCACTGGCGGTGACCGCGCTCTTGCGAAGGTCCATCCCCAGGCTGAAGTCTTCCACCACCGCATAGGGCATGGCTTGTCAGCTCGGGATGTAGTCGAGGCCAGGACGCAGGTGCCGCACGTGCGAGTGCAGCCCGCCGCCCAGGATGATCGGGTTCGTCTTGTTGGAGGTCTGCCGCCGGGCAAGGTTGCGCAGGTACCGCTGCGCGGCGGTGAGTTTGATCCGCGCGTCCTCGGATTTCTGGCGGGCCAGGATGTCAGCGGCGACGAACAGCACCAGCAGCGTGCCGTCGAGCGTCGAGAGGTCGGAACTGGCCACCAGTGGCGTGAGCGCACGGCGACCGATCACGCGCAGGAACCCGGCCTGCGACGGCACCGGCCAGGTTTCGATCTGGCTGCCACTGATCATCCAGTGCCGCGCCGGCCAGCCAGTCACGCCGACGCCGAACTGGTTGAACTGAGTCGGGCCGATGCCGTAGGTAACCGGCGTGAACGAGGTGGTGTCGTCCTCGCTGCACCACACCTCGTTGACGAAATCAAAGCTGATGGTCGGCGGGAACGGGTAGTAGCGCGTGCCGTTGATCAGCGCGACCGGCGCCTGGGTGATCAGGAACGGCCAGTCATAGTCGTAGTAGAGCTGCTCCTGCTTCGACTGGAGCTGATAGACGATGCTGTCGTATTCGGCGACGCCCAGCGCGACGCTGAGAGACTTACCGCTCTCGGCGCGCACGCCGCGCACCAGGTCAGCGAGCTGGACGCCGATCGCCATCAGCCGTTTCTCTTGCCCCTCGGATGCGCCGGCCCTTCGCGCAGCTCCTCCGGCGGCTCCTCGACTGGCTCCTCCGCTTTCGCCTCGGCCTGCTGCTTGCGCCGCATGCGCTGGTCATGCTCCGGCAGCGCGGTGTGCTCGCCGGGGAACACCTGCATGACGATGGCGTTGCCGTAGAGCGAGCGCAGGCGTTCGCGTTCATCGTCAGGATCGCGCGAGACATCGCCCGCGTCGGCAATGTCTCGCACGTTCTCGGGGCCATGCAGGGCCTTGAGGATCAGCAACTCAGGGAACGTCACCGCCGTGTCGTATTCGCGTCGGACGATCGAATGGTCGTCACCGCCAACCGCGATGGCACAGCTCAGCATCTGCATGGTCAGGTCTCCTTCAGGCTATGTCGATGATCTCCGACGAGTTCAGTCGGGTGGCGCACATCTGCCCGGTGTAGGTGATCGACTTGTAGAGCGTGAAGCGATCAGTCGGCCGGTTCGGCGTGAAGTTGTGCATCCACTCGCCTTCCATCTTCTCCAGGAAGATGGCGCTGGTGTCGATGATGATGCCGCGCTTGGATAGCGCGAGATCATCCAGGGTCGGATCGTAGACCGGCGTGAGCCCGCCGACGATGTTCATGTTACCGACGCTCATGTCCTGCGAGCCTGACGCGCCGGTCATGCTGTAGAGGCCGTTGGCCCGGCGCTCTTTCTGCAATGCGGCAAGGAAGTCCGATCCGCAGAACAGCTTGTTGGGCTTGCCACCGAAGCGGGTGAGCTGGAGGTAGTCCTGCTGGATCACCTGCAGCAACGCCCCACCATCCGCCACGTCCGAGGTCACCGCACCCTGACCGCCAGCGGCGGCAGCGGCGGCAGTGCGTGCCCGGTTGCGCCACCAGGTGTAGGTCGCCCGGTCCAGCCCACCCACCGTGCCGGTGGTCGGGTTGGCGGCGATCAACGCCATGATGCCAGCCATCGCCTTCGGATCGGCGGTGCCGTCACCATGCACCAGCTTGTCGAGCGAGCGGGCACACTGCTCGCCCAGATCCTCCAGCTTGTCCTCCATGAGGCCGACCAGCACCGTCATCTCGCGGTCGGAGTGGTTGGACATCGAGGAGCCGTTGCCGGGGCTGTCGGTGACGCTGATGCCGTCGATTTTGAGTTCCGTGTGCGTCAGGGTTAAGCCGAGATGCATCTCCTTCCAGGCATAGTTGGCACGCTTCAGATTGGCCGGCGTGTAGAACACCACCTGATCGTCGTGCGTGTAGCCCTTCAGCGTGTCGTTGACCCCTGCCGCGCCAAAGTCTCCCTTGACCGCCAGGCTGATGTTCCCCTTGCCGCCGGGGAAGGTCTTCGCACCGGACATGAACGCGTCGAGCATCGGCTTCGCCTGGACGCTCTGGACGAACTTGTCACCTTTGTTGAAGTAGAAATCGAGAGCGGCAACCGCGATATTACTGAGTTCTCCGGCTGTGAAGGGCAACTGCCCCTCCTGTCATCACGCGGCCTGCGATCGTTGCAGCGCGAAGGCTATCGCCTCTTTCAGAGTGCGCGGCTCGGGCAAGGCCTTGGTTGCAGGGGCGACCGATGAGGGACGGGCTGACGTTGCCAGGGCCGGCGGTCTGGCCGAGGTGAACACGCGGTTCACGCTGGCCAGTGCTTCATCGGCCCATTGCCGTGCGGTGGCGGCGTCGGGGGGCAAACCCCGCTCCGCCTTGATCGCCAGCATGTACGCTCTCAGAGGTTCGCGCTTGTGCGCAAAATCAGGATCTCGAGCCCCCACACCCTGTTCCCACTGCGACAGCGTGTCGCGCACGCTTTCCGAGCGTGCGGCCTCCGCTGCCTGGGCGCGCTGCTGATCGGTCATCTGTATCCGACGACCGGCATCGGCGGCTGCCGCGCGGGTGCGAGCCAGCTCGCTCGCATCCTCCTGCGCCAGCCCGCCCTCATCGACGCGTCTTTGCAGATCCTCCGGCAGGGTGAGGCCCAGCGCTGACCGCACCGCGAGAACGTAGGGTTCCACGGCAGTGAGGAAGTTCTGGTAGTCACCCCGTGCGAGCAGCGCACCAACACCGTACAGGTCCTGTGCCTGCTGCGGCGTGATGCCGTTCTCCACAAGGAAGTTGACGTGCTGGCTCCACTGCTGGGCCGGCTCGCGCAGGGTCTCGCTTTCAGTGCGCGCCGCCGCCCGCTGCGCCAGAAGCGTGTCGATTCGCTTCTTGACGCTGGGCTTGTCCACGTCAGCAAAGTCCGCCTCAGTCAGCTCGGGAGGCGGCGTCGGTGTCGGGGTTGGAGTGTCGGTACTGGTGGTACCGGCTGGGGGTTGGTCTCCTGATTGGGCGTCTGGCTCGCCCGCGCCACTGCTTGCTGTCGGTGATGGTTCAACAGCCGGCTTCAGCACCGCACGGACGGCGGAAAGCATGTCCGTGGGTTCAGCGCCAGAAGGCGTATCGGTCGTGGTAGGCGTGTCGGAAGCGGGAGAAGGAGTGGGGACACCACCCCCTGCGTCGGCACCGGCAGGCGCTGGCGTGTTCGTCGTCTCAGTAATTGGGGTAACCGATCCGGCGTCCTCGTCAGCCATTCAGCTAGCACCGCTCCCTACGCAGTTGCATTTGTTGCGCTAATTAGGACAACAGGTCAAGTTATCCCGAATCGGCGACAGGAGGGTCCCGTGTGCTTCTCGCTAGCGTGGTTCGTGCAGATGCTGATCATCCTGGTGGTGCTCTGCGGGGTGATCGCGATCCTGCGGATCTGGGTGTTCCCCATGATGGGGTCCGTGGACGCGCGCATCCCAGCGACCATCAACGTCGTCAGCTGGGTGATCGTGTGCATCTTCGTGATCTATCTGCTGGCGGATCTGATCCTGTGCGCGTTCGGTGGCGGCGCCTGGCTCCCACGAATACGCTAGTTGCTTACCACGCCTTTGCAGGAGCTGCCTTATTCCGCCGCGATCGCCCACTTCCGGCGAGTATACTTGCTGGCGCTGGTGTTCGCCTGGAGCTGGCCGAGCAACCAATCGTAGGACGCCCTGGCTTGCGGCACCCCCGCACGGGCGGCCAACGCCAGGGCCCCGAGGGCATAGGACGGGTAGGTCAGATCCAGGCTGGCGGGGATCGTATCCGGGTCGTCGTGGACGCACTTATCCGGGGCGACCGCCTCGTTGGCCTCCCAAGCGGCACCCCAGTCCGGCGCGATGGGATCGCTGGCCGCCTCACGCAGCGTGAACTGGTAAAGCGTGGGGACCGCCCGGCACCAGCCCGACGTGCCGTTGGTCCTGGCCATCACGTCCGTGGCCTTCCAGGTCAACACATCGCGCCAGTTCTCATGACCGGCCGTGACCATCCAACCAATTGTTGCTGTCAGAAAATCTTCTTGCCAGATGTTGAACCAACTGTTCGCCGGATAGGGCAGGCTCGCGGGCGCGCCGGCACCGTCGTTGACCAGACTGAGATTGCACGCCGGCAGCTTGTCGCTGTTCACGTAGCGGTCGAGGAACCACTGATGCTCCGCGTCGAGCCTGGCCTTGAAGTAGGCACGTGGCTTAAGCCAGGATGGGATAGTTTCAGGCGTAACGGTCACACACTGCGCCAACGCACGCAGACTCCAAGCCATACCCCTGATCCCGTTGCCCAGATTGTAGTTGGCACGGGCGCCCGGTGACAGGCTGACGACATTATAGGTTGCCGCGTATTGCATGCTCTCCAAGGCGTACGGATCACCCGTCAACACGAAGGGCAGGAAGCCAAAAGAACCTTCATGCGCAACATCCAACATGATCGGTGAGGTCGGGTTGGTGATGTGCGGATCACCAGAATCCTGGCCCCCATACATTGTCGCGTTGGGGTAGACGTCCCAATCCAACGGCGCGTGGGTGTTTTCGTCGCGGAAATGCCAGGGCAGCGTGCCAGACGCCTCCAGCCACGCCTGCACCGAGGCCCAGGACGACTCCGAGCCGGTACACAAGAACTCCGCCTGGCCTTCAGTGAACAGTCCGATTTCATCGCGCTCGCCAGTGGATGGGATATAGCCTTCGATACCGGCCAGATCCATCGGCCCGGCGTATGTGCGCGGGTTGGACAGCGGGATGGCGGAGCCGAACAACGCCTCGGAGTAGTAAGGCAGCAAACCCTCCGACATCCACACCGCAGGATCGTAGATGATCGGCCTGGGTGCGCTCTGCCAGCGCCAGCGCGAGTGCCAGTAGTGACCCAGCGGCGCCTCGATCTCCGCCAGCATCTCGGTGCCACGCCAGATCCGGGCCGTGTAGGGCCCCATGTTGGTCGGCTCGCCCGTGAATATCGAGCCGAACTCAAACACAACTTCATCCCGCGCCGCATCCCGGTCGCTGCGAAAGAACACGCTGAAGTTGGACAGATCCGGGTGGGTCACCAACACGCAGCGTTGAGTAAAATGCCCGCCAGGGTGATAGTAATCGCCAAGATCAATCCCGCTCGCTTCATCGAACACATAGCTCCCGGCGTCACGCGTGATTTCCACGACCAGGGTGGCCGCAGACTCGGGCGGCGGTGTCGGCTCAGGCGGCGGTGTCGGCTCAGGCGGCGGTGTCGGCTCAGGCGGCGGTGTCGGCTCGGGCGGTTCAGGATCGATCGAGATGACGCGCGTGATGTCAATCACCCCCGTTATATCGACCGTGCCGGTGACCGAGATGGTGATTTCGTTGATGATTGGCTCATCAGCCATGGCGTGCTCCGATCGGTTGATCGCCCGCCCGCCACCCGGTCCCGGCTCGGTGCCCAGCCCCTTGCGAGACTGGACACCAAGCCGCTAGTGCCGGATGATCTTGACGCGTATGCGCCAGATCACCACAATCACCAGCGAGAGCCTCGCATGGGCTAGCATGCCGGTTCTCCCGAGAAGTGCCGGCAGGACCACCCTGCCGGCACACTCGTTTTAACGGCACCGCGCGGCGGGGCAAGACTCGGTTCAGTTGATCATCGGCCCGCCACCGGGCGGCCCGGCGGCTGGACGAGGTGCGGGTGGACGCGGGCCGGGACCGCCTGGCGGCGCCGGCTTCTCGACATTGCCCTGACCGCTGGGACCCTGTTGCGCACCCTTTCCGGCGCTCGGGTCACCCTGGCTGGGCGCGCCCGGCGGCCCGCCCTGCAGCATCGCGTTCATCGCCATGATGCTCGGGACGTTCTCCGCCATCGCGGCGTCGACGCTGGCACGATCGTCCAGGCGAGTGATCATCTGCCGGGCCAACCACTCCGGGTTGATCCCCGGCACCTGCATGAGGATCGGCGCGATCTGCGTCATGATCTGCACCTCGCGCGCCTGGTTCGGTCGCCCGGAGCTGCCCGCTTCGACCTCCAGGTAAAGCTCGTCGGCCACCTCCAGCGCGCTGGCCTGCGGCCACACCGCACCGGGGCCGGCGATCTCCTGGGCGGTCTGCGTCGAGACGTTCAGCAGCAGGATCTGGCTGCCGATGCGGGCGAGCTGCGACAGCAGATCGTCCATGTCGTCCATCGAGGCGTCGATCGCTGTCGCGCGCGAGTTCTCGGCGATCGAGCTTTCGGTGGCGGTCGAACTGCCGGTGACACCCATGTTGGCTTCCTGCGCCCCGGTGACGCGCAGCACGTCGTCCAACGCCGTCTTGGTCTCGTAGACGTTCGGGTCGATGCCCGGTCCCTGCCAGGGGAACAGCAGATCCTGAAGCTTTTGCCCCGGCGCCAGGCCGTTCAGCTCGATGATCGCGGACGCCGGATGGTCCATAAGTTTCTGCTTGTCTTCGTCATCAAGCGAGCCCGCCGAGACCAGCGTCTTCGGCCGCGCGGCGTGCCGGTGCTCGCGAATGCCTTGCCGCGCACGATTGATGTCGAGCTGCATGTCGCGCATCAGCGAGATGTCGCTGATCGGGTAAGGCGTCTCGATGTGGTAGGTCTCGTTGAGCAGGTAGGCGAACCACGGCCAGAACCGCTCGGTCTTCACGTCGGGCGAGGCCGGCTCGCGCAGGAAGTCCTGGTATCCGTCGCACGTAACGTACACCAGGCCGGTGCTGCGATCATACGTCTCCCAGACGCAAGCGAAGGTGTCGTTGCGGTCACCACCTTGGCCGGTGGCGTTACCGCCCTTCATCGAGGACTCGACATAGGCCTGCAGCGTCTCGTGGTCGTTCATCGCGTTGACGCTGGTATTGTCCACGCCGACGCTGCCGGCGTTGCGGTAGGCGGTGTAACCTTTGGTCACATCGACGCCGTAGATCTCCTCGATCTGCGCGGTGCTGAGCATGAACTGCTCGGTGACCCGGCGGCACCCGAGGAAGCTCGGCAGGTGCCGGCACCGCCGGTCGGGAATGATCATGTTGCTGTCGGGGTAGTCGAAGATCAGCCCCTCACGCAGCACGAGTTCGCGCTCCTTAGCGAGAGCGTTGATCGTCAGGCTCATCTCTTCCTCGCCCGCACTGTCGGGCAAGGTCTCACCGTCCATGTAGTCCTGGATCTGCCGGGCGGCGGTGTCGATGCGTTCGCGCATGTCACCGACCGGCCGGGCACCGGACGGGTCGCGCGTGGTCACCCGTTGGAAGCCCAGCTTGACGTAGCCGACGCCCGTGACGATGGCACGGCGCACGGTGTGCTTCATCATCTTCTTGAACGGGATCGCCTGCTCCTCGACGTTGTAGTGGTAGACGATCTCAAGCGTTTGCCCCATGCGGCGCAGCAGCTCCTCGGTCTGCTTGACGCTTTGTGCATCGTTGATGATCGCCTGCGCATTGGGGTCGAGGGGGTTCATCATCAGCGCCTGCATCGCCGCCTGCAGGGTCTGATAGGTGCCGTCCCACACGGTGTTCAGGATACGCTTACGCACCTTCGCCGATACCGTGGGGTTCTTGGCGTAGAGCGTCGCGGTGAGCTGCTGCACATGATGCAGGCAGATGTTGCAGACGTATTCGTTCGGCCGGGTCCAGAGACTGTTGTCCGGCCACTGCAGGCCCATGGTGAAGTTCATGTCCTCCAGCATGCGGTCGAACACTGGTTTCCAGTGCGCCCGCGCACGTCGCACGTCGTCCTGGATCGCGTTGAGCAGCGCCTTCCGCGCGGTGGTCGGCTCCGGCGTGTCACGCTGGATCGAGGGGATCGGATTGCCCTGCGCCGAGAGGTCGGGCCCAGGTGCCTGCTCGGGGCTGCCGTCCGGCGGTAAGATCCCGCTCATCGCACCGCGCCCTTCGTGTTGTACATCTTGCCGCAGTTGAGGTTGCAATAGAGCCGGCGTTTCGTACGATCATCCGGCAATGGCGCGCCGCAGCGCAGGCAGAACGTACCGCGCCGGGACTTGGCCGATCGCGGTCTGACGCGGGGCTTCTCGACCACCCGCACCGAGCGAAGGGCGTCCATCACCAACCGCCCTTGATCAGGCTGCGTTCGCGCTCGCGCCTGGCCGCCGCCTTGATCGCGCCGAAGGTCATCGGCGCGAACTCGCGCGGCTTCTCATTGGGCCCGCGCGCCGAGACCATGGTGTCGAGGCCGAGGCCCAGATGACCGAGGGCGTCCACGATGTCGTCATGCGGCGCGTGCGGAAAGCCGAGGATCTGCTTGCGCGCCTCCGGCCACCAGGCCGCAAAGGCCGGGAACCGCACCTTGCCCATGGCCATCCGCCCCTGGATCGACTGCGCACGGGTCTGCTTGTCCATGGCAACCGGC